GGTGAAAGGATTCGCTCCAGTCGCTGCTTCAATCGTAATGCTCGGTGCTTGCGTATATCCATATCCAGGATTAGTGATAATAACATTCACCTGACCTGAAATATCATATGCAGCAATTGCAGTGGCAGCGATAAGCGGAACGTCGCCAGCGGCTGGAGTAATCGTAACCAACGGATCAAGGATATACCCAGCCCCTGGATTAGTCATTGTAACGCCAGTCACTGAAGACATAAACGATATTGTGGCGGAAGCGGTAACTAAAGTTCTGCTATCCAATCCAGCAACGTTTGTATTTGTCTCGGTTGAGTTAGTCAATCTATTATTGACAGCAATCATCGAGGCTCTATGAGTATCAATCATAGGCGACAACGCATCATTTGTAGACTGCATAGAACAAACAAGTTTCAACGATTTATCATTCAAGAATTGATTCTCATTAACCTGAGAAGCAATAACTCTTGGCGTTGGTGAGTTGTTACTATCGTTAATCAAAATAGGACTGTATGAGGTTTCTTTAACGTAAGGAATCTGTAATCCATCAACAGCCTGACCAGAAACCGTTTTCACTGAGAAGCTAGTGATAGTCTCTGGGAAAGTTTGCATCTGAATAGAAGGTTGAAGCGTATCAAACTGAACGTTTTGCGTTGCACGATTACCATCACCACCAACCAAACCAGATGAGGTTGCCGGAGTGGTTACAGAAATAACATAAGCATCAATATCAGTAGAAACGATAGTCAGTGTCTTATACAATTCGCTTGTTGGAATCCCCGCCACTGGAGTTGTGTATAGATAAGAACCAGATGACATTGCCACGGCAGCATTTGAAACTAAGGTAGCTGTGTAAGCGTTTGTGATTGTATCAATCACGCCAACGTAAAGACCTGCAGCTGTATAAAGAACAGAACCAACTTGTAATTGATTTACGAAATCCGTTGAGAATCCAGAAACGTTCTTAGCAGTACCGCCCGAAGTAACCGTTGTGATACTACCAGAACCAGTAACGCCAAGGTATTTCGTCGAATCTGTGTTCGTAAATTGAACCTTAGAACCAACGTTCATACCATGTCCGGTTTGGTTAATTCTAACTGAAGTTGAACCAACAGCAGTCTGAATCGGATTAGTACCGAGGTCAGCGTAGGGAAGAACGTCATTAACAAACGTCACAGCGGCAATGGTTGGATTCAGAGGTGTTCCAATATCAAACTTGGCTCGATAAATCGTAAACATCAAATCCTGTAACTGATTAGGCGTCCAAGTAGAAGCGTTTTGTGATTTAAACAATACACCGTTATATGGCTGCTCAGAGATAGTTCTTGATGATCCAGGAATTGTATCGCCGAGGTTAGAAATCCAAACCTGATATTTGTTTGAATCGCTCACAACGGTCAATGCGTATTCCGTATCGGGTTGAACATAAATTGGTGAGGGGAAATAGAACGTAGTAGGTGTGTCATAAGAAGGAGTAGCAACTCCGTCAATAGAAACCATGTTCGTTGAGATATTAACCATCTCAGGTTTAAGATTAACCTTGGAGAATGGAAGAATATTCTTTCCTGGGAACCCGTTAACCACTTCACGGATTTCAATACCCACTGGGATCGTTGGATCTTTAGTTGCGAAGAACAGATCAACTTTAGTTAAGAACGCACCACCTGGCTGCTGAACTAAGAACGTCTGAGCCAAAGGATCATAGAATTGACTTGATGCCCATGATTGCTGTGACGTTTGTACGATTGTACGGTTCTCCGAAATCTGAGTCTGAACAAGCTGAGCATTTCTTGTGGAAATATACGTTGCTTGTTTAGTCTCAAGAGTTCCCGTAGCCGAGTATTTACCGCGAGCACGTGAAGTGAAATCGGCACCATCAGTTGGACTATCAGTCAATTGTAATTCTCTTGAACCAGTTCTGAATCGTACAGAATTTGTCTGAGGAATTTTAAACAAGAAGTTCAGATCACCCGAAGCGTCAGTCTTCAAAGAACCACCCGTCGAACCAACAGCTGTACTAACCACAACGCCATGAGCGTCAGAGATAGATCCGATAATTGTTTCGGTATTACTAAAGGTTCCGGTAACATTTATGACGTCAACGGTTCTAACACCAGTAACTGTATTGTATGAACTTCCGATACAGATTCCATGAGCGCCAGAGGTCTGACCCGTTACAATATCACCACGGTTCAAACAGACTTGTGAGTCGCCGGAAATCATTCTGTATGGCGAAGAAGCATCTCCACCAGCGTTTGATTCAGCGTCAAAGTTAGCCGTTGTTCCAACTGATTTTGTAAAGGTAATAACGGTTGATGGTGTGACGTAAGAAGCAATATTAACACCATCAAAAGATGGATAGAATATTGTATTCGGTTTTAATTTCTTTGCCTGAATAAGAATGTTTCTCGAACGCATGTAAGGAATTACAGTTGAGTTGAGAATTCTATCTTCTTGAAGGTTAGTTGTAATCTTAGCGGCAACGGTAGTGGTCATACCAGTTCTTGATTGACCGACTTGCGTTGCCGTTGTCTGCGTTGTGGCAGTAGTACCCCAAGTCCAACCACCACCATCTTGCCATGTCCAGCTGCTAGATGACGTGGTTACAACGGGTTTACCAGTCCACTGAGTTTGCCAAGCATTCCAAACCGTACCCATGGCGCCGACTTTATCAACCAACGCTGAGATGGCAGTAAAGTCACCCTCAACGTTTGTGATAATGTCTGGTTGACGATTTACTTCAAACCAATCATCAGAAGAGGGGTTAATTGAGATATCACCAACGAATGTGAACACGGCAAATGGGTTTACGTTTTCCAGTCTTGATCCATATTGCTGAGTGATCATGGCAACGTGTGGAGTGTTTTGATCCAAGGGCAACGTAATAACATCACCGTACACCATGTAGTTCGCAATACGACGATCCGTATTATTAGTCAAACTCTCAAGCAGGTTAATGTTATCCATTGCACATAATGGACGAAGTTCTTTATTATCAATGTCGATGGCGCAAGTGTAGTCTGGAGAATTTACGTCACCAGTATTATGACCGCTGAAGTCATCAACAATAAATCCGTTCTTGAAACGATCAACACCCATTGTATCAATCACTCCAAGAGATTTTGTCTCTTGCTCAAGCAACGACAACGATGTGTAGTATTCAAGGTTAGTGATACGCTTTTCAAGACGACCGATATCACGCATTGTGTAACGTTTGTTATCTGTTTTCTTAGCGTTGACGCTCTTCAACTCAGTACTGAACCCATAAGGCTCATACGTGATTGTATAAAGAACCATACCAACCGATGGGTCTGAGGGTTCTCCTGGGTTCAACGACGACACGCCAGATATAGTGAATAGTTGTCCAGTGATATCAAGGGCAACTTTATCAATTCTGGCTAGGTAGTAACTGAAATCGCAGGTGACATCAATACCACGTTTTGGTAAGAGTGAGTTGGCGTTACCAATTGCAACACCCTTAGAACCACCGATACCGTAGAATCCAGCACTGTTATTTAAAGAAGCAAGACCCGAACCATCGGCCAGTGTACCATCACGTGAAGCAACGAAAGACAATCCAACTGTGTTAGATCCAGCCCCGAAGTTTATGAAGTTACTTGCCGTGGTAAGAATTGTATAATACTGACCAGCTTTAAGATTCGAGGCAGTTACAATCAATCCAGACTCACCACCATCAGCCATTCTAGGGCGGAAGTCAATAACGTCACGCAAAGGCTTATTGAGATACTTTGGAATTGCTTTGTAATCAATATCAGTGTACGAATTAGCAGTGAAGTAATCACCGTCACCATGTAGGAAATATTCAAACGTAATTTGAATTGGTCCTGTTGGAGGAGCATACGAAGGTTTGATGACTAAGCGGGATACATCATAGAAACTGTCACGTTGACCGTCATCAAAGATATAACTTTCTGATAAGTCAATAGTGAATTGACCTGTTGGAGCGGCAAACGTACCGCTGTCCATGAGTACGCTAATGACTTTATATGCGTCAGCCTTATTCAACATCAGAGTTGATTGAGTTGCCGTCACAAACGTATCGTATGTGGCAGTACCAATAGCGGAAGTCTTTGTCTTCTCAGTCAACGCTGAACCAGATTTATTGACCGTTGTGATTGCTTTGATCAGATGGTTTGCAGCTGAAGCGGCAAAGGTTGCGGTCAAGTTCTTACCATCGCTCGAAGGTACTGGAGAGAACAATGGTACCAATACAGAACCAGTTGTATTGTCAACGAACAGGTAGTTATCAGTTTCGGCACCAGAGGCAAACGTACCCGAACCAGTCTGAAGCGTAAGGATACACTGACCCGCAAGAGCGTTACCCGTATTACCAGATGTTGCGTAATAGACGCTGTAGATTGTACGGATAACGTTATCGCTATCTCTTACCGATTTGATCGCGTAGTTTGAGAATGGGAAAATCAAAGAACTGTTTCCAGTTTCTTTAATCTGTGTACTCAATCTGAATATAGGCAAACCAGTGAATGACGCGAAGCTACCGTCAACGCGAATAGTTTGTTGATTGGTGATAGCGGTAACTCTGACTGGAGCGTTTGTTCCGATCAAGATGTAATCACCGATCATCAAATCAGTAAGGAAACTTGTTCCGTTACCAGTAATTGTTGTGCCAGTACCAGAGGCTGAACCAGTGATCTGAGTTTGATTCTCAGGAAGTGACCAAGCCAAGTCAGCCGAGAAATTAGTGGCATAATTACTTGGGGTTGCCGAAGCCATGTAGAATGACTTCACGTCACGGTTGAAGTCATATCCAGGGAGGATATTTACATCAAACAAGAACAGCTTGTAGATCGCCGAGGTTCCGCCGATAGCCCCTGAATGCCATTCAATACCACGCACGCGAGCAGAACCAATCTCCATGCTCTCAATGGTAGTTCCTCTTCCGCCATATCCGGTAATGTTAGTTTGAATACAAACTGTACCGTATGTATCTGCTGGAGGAAGGTTATTCAGGTTCGTTACGAAAACGTAGTTACCAACCGTGGCTGGAACAACTCCTTCTTGTACCTGAACGGCATCTCTTGATTTAGGAACCGTAATAAAGTCGGTGGCGATTTTCTCTACTTCAAATCCATGGATATAAGCCTTTCCTGGCTCAATACCCATCGACAACTGAGCCTCATTGGCTAATTGTGTTGTAAGGTTTTCAGTTGGTAACACCGCATGAATACCGCGATTGTATACCGGAGCCTTATCGAATTCCCAATACGTTCCCGTTTTACCCTGTC